ATAATAAATCAATTTTATTAAATTGACGGATAAAAATTCCAATTTAATATTTCGCACATTTTTTTCCAAATTAAGTCTTGTTCATATAATTTTTCTCTTGATTTAAGTAAAGGGAAATATTCAATATATTTTTGTTCATTTAATAATTCTAAAAATTTTCGAATTATAAATGAATAACTTAAAAAGTTTTTTCTTTCAGGTGGACAAACTTTGTTAAATGGTTCTTGACATTTTTTAAACATAATTTTTAATTTATCTTCAACACTTTTGCTAAATTTAGGTGGTGGTTTATTATTTAATTTATTTAAAATATGATTAGTATTTTCATAATATTTACTTTCATTAATTTTTTTTAAAATTAATCTCATTTTTTTATTATCAATTTTTTTAATATCAATTTTTTGTTTTTTTATTTCATTTTTTATTTTATTATATACATCAATTGGAATTGATATACTTTCGATAGCTTGAAATTGATTTAACCATTCAACAAAATGATTATAACGTTTATATGAAAAATTAGTATTTTCAATAATATTATCTTTATAAGATGTTTTTTCAGATTCAATAATAATAGAACTACATTCACCACAACTTTCACATACATATAATGATTCATTTGTAATAATTATTTTTTCAACATTACAAGTATCACAGAAAGTATAATTTTTAACATAATTTAAATTACCTTTTTTATTACTTTTATCAACTATATCTAAATATTCAAAGAATATTTTTTTCCTTAATGTTTTTTTTTCACCTTTTACAAATTTTGAAATATTATTATTATTAGTTTTATTATTAAGATAATCCATAATAGTTACTTCTTCTTCATTAGTAGTATCATTATCATTATCATTTACGTAATATTTTTCTAAAATTTCCATAGTATTTAAAAAATAATCAACTTTTGGATCTTTTTTTAAAATATCATTGTTTTGTTTTTCTAATTCCGAAATTTGTAATTTAAAGGAATATTTTTGATTTATTTCACCATTAGTTTTATTAAAATCTTCTTTTTTATCTAATTTTAAAATTTTTTTTTTTAATTCTTTAATTTTATTATTATTAGAATTAATAATTTTATCTTTATCAAGTTTTTTTAATTTATTAATATGATAACTTTCTAATGTTATATTATTTTGTTTCATAAAATATATAAATATATATTAAATTATCTTTATTAAATTTTTTTTAAATAAAATATATTAATATATTATTATAAAAAAGTGATGTCATTACAAATTATTTTAGGTCCTATGTTTTCAGGTAAATCAACTTTTATTATTAGAAATTATGATTTATATAAAAATAAAATTAAAACATTAATAATTAACTATAAACAAGATAATAGATATGATAATGGTAATTATATATGTTCACATAATAATGAAAAAAGAATTGCTAAAAAATTAGATAATTTATTTGATTTAGATGATTATAATTATGATTATTTTTTAATAGATGAGGCACATTTTTTTAATGATTTAAAACCATTTGTTATGAAATTATTAAATATGAATAAAAAAATAACTTTAGTTGGATTAAATGGTGATATAAATGGAAATATTTTTACAAATTTAGTATCACTTATACCATATTGTGATGGATTAAAATATTTAACTTCATTATGTAGCTTATGTAAAGATGATAATAAAGGTTTTTTACATATAAAAATAAAAAAAGATATTAATGATAAAAAAGATGAATTTAAACAAATAGGAAGTTCAGAAACATATAAAACGGTATGTAAAAAACATTATGATTTACATAATTTAAAATAAAATTTAAATATAAATATATAAATTAATATGAATAAATTAATAAAAAAAATATTAGAAGAAAAAATTTTAGAATCTAAAAATGATAAGTCAATTTCATCATATATTTTAAGTTTTATAGAAGAAAAATGTGAAAAATGTCATGAAAAAAATAAAGAACTAAGATATGTTATTTCATTTTTAGATGGACCAAAAAATTATTATTTTGAAAATTTATCAAATGGAAAAATGAAATTTAAAAAGTTTTGTAATAAATGTATAAATTCAAAATCAACTTCTGTAAAAATATATGTTGAGATATAATATATATAATGCCAGAAGGACCAGAAGTAAGAATAATGACTGAAGATAATAATATGACATATGATATATTATACAATATAAAATTTTATAAAAGAAGTAAAATAAATAAAAAAAATATTAAAAATTTTAGTAAGATTAAATATCCACAAGAAATAAAAAAACATTATAACATAGGAAAAGAAATATTTATAGTATTAGAAAAATATATAATTATAATAAATTTAGGTTTTGGGAAATATGATAACTATAAAAATAAATATACAATAATTGAATTTGAATTATTAAATAATAAGAAAACTTATATAAATGATATGAGAAAATTTAGTTCATTTGATATAATAAAAAAAGAAGAATTTAATAATTATATAAATAATTTAGGTTATGATCCATTACATCATAATATAAATTTTGAAAAATTTTATAATAATTATATATTAAAATATAATTCAAAACAAGATATTTATAAAAAACTATTAGATCAAAGAATATTTGCAGGTTGTGGTAATTATATAAGATGTGAATTAATATATGATAGTAAAGTTGATCCATTTTGTGATTATAATAAAATAACAAAAAGAAATTGGAAAAGAATATTTAAATCATATAATAAAATAGTAAAAAAAAGTTATAAATTACAGAATAATTTTAGTAGTATTATATTTAATGTATATAGAAGAGTAGATAAAAATGATGTAATAAAGATAAAGGATAATAATAGAACATTTTGGTATTCGACATCAATAAAATATTACAAATGTTAAAATTGATTTTATAATATATAGTAAATAAATTATGGATAATGATTTACTATTTAAAAGAATAGAAGAATTACAAAAAGAGATAAATGAAACTAATAGTACATTAGATAAGAAAAAAGTTTTAATAAAGTATCCAGAATTAAAAGAAGTATTAAAATATACATATGATGATAATATTATATATAGTGTTACATCAAAAAATTATAATAAATTTAAATTAAATAATAAGAAAACCAAAATATCAATTATTTTACCATATAAAAGTTTTTTTAAATTATTAGATGATCTAAGTAAAAGAAAAATTACAGGAGATAATGCATTATTATATATATATAATTATATCAAAGAACATAAATCATATGAAAATATTATATTGAATATAATAGATAAGAACTTAAAAATAAGAATTAATAAGAAATTAATAAATAGTATATTTCCGAATTTAATAAAAGAATTCAATGTTGCACTTGCAAATAAATTTGATAAAAAGTATATAGAAAAAAAAGATACAGAATGGTATATTAGTAGAAAATTAGATGGAATAAGATGTTTATGTCATGTAAATATTAAACAGAATGAAATAAAATTTTATTCAAGGCAAGGGAAAGAATTTTATACATTAAATAATTTAAAAAAAGATATAATGAATAATATAAATATATTTGAAGAGAATTATTATTTAGATGGAGAAATAGTAGATATGAAGAATGATACTGAAAACTTTAAGGGGATAATGGAAAAAATAAGAAAGAAAAATTATACGATAGAAAAACCTGTATATTATTGTTTTGATATAATAAAGGAGGAAGATTTTTATAATAAAAAATCGAATGAAATATTTACAGAAAGATATAATTTATTAAAAAAAATATTAAGTAATAAATTTAAGTATATGAAATTATTAGAACAATATAATTACAATGAAGAAAAAATGAATGAAATGATAGAATCAAGTAAAGAACAAAAATGGGAAGGATTGATATTAAGAAATAATACAATATATGAAGGGAAAAGAAGTAATAATTTACTAAAATTTAAAGATATGGAAGATGATGAATTTAAGGTAATTGATATAGAGATAGGAAAAATTAGATATATTAATCCAGTTACTGGATTAGATGAAGAAATTGAAACCTTAACTGCAGTTATAATTAATTATAATAATACGAAAGTTGGATCAGGTTTTACGATAAGTGAAAGAATGAAATATTATAATAATAAAGAAGATATTTTAGGTAAAATTATAACAGTAAAATATTTTGAAAAAACAAAAGAATCATTGAGATTTCCAGTATATAAAGGAATATATGGAGAAAAAAGAGATATTTAAATCGTAATTTTATTATTTTTATCAACATTATAATCAGTTTTACAATATGGACATAAATCACTAAAAATAAATGCACTGTTAACGCATTCAAAATGAAATAAATGACCACAAAGAGTTAAAAAAAGTTCATCTTTAGAAGTAAAATCATCTAAACATATAGGACAAGAAGAATTATTTTCAATAAGATGTTTTATATAAATAATTTTAATATGTTTTGGAATATCGTATTTATCATAAAGATTTTTTAAATAATTATTTTCATTTAATAATTCTTGATATAAATTATTATATATATTATATCTTCGTAGATTAATAGAGTTATTTAGAGTAGAAAAAATAAAAAAATAAATAGATATTGATAAAGAAATTAAAAAGTTAATATAATTATATCTATCATGATAATTATAATAATAGTTGTCAAAAATACAATATACATTTATTAGGAAAATAAAAAAATGATAAAAAACCATATTATATATTTTAATAATATATTTTATATATATATATTATGAATAATAAAGACAAAATAATATTTTATAGTGTAATGATTTTATTTTTTTCATTAATAATAATAAATAATAATCGTTTTTATAAAAAATTAAATAAAGAAATAAGAAAAAATGTGAAACATCATAAAAGAATAAATGGATTAAAAGAGAATAGAGATATATTAAAAGAAGAAAGAGAAATTTATAGAAGAAGAGTAGAAGATAAGACAGAAGAACCAAATAGAGATTATGTAAATACAAGAGGTTTACCAATAAATATAAGAACAAGAGGAAGAGAATTACCATATCAAATGATAGGATTTTTATATAGAGATGAGACAGATCAAAATTATAATAAAGATGATGTGAATAGATTAATATTATTTGGTAGACCACAATGGTCTGGATCGAATAAATTTGATTACTATGTAACAACATCAGAAAATAATTCAATAAAAATACCAATAGAAGATGATAATGATGAATTATTTGATGGAGATAAATTACAAGTAACTGGTTTTAGTGGGACATTTAATGTAAAAGTGTATGATTATAAAGAATACAAATATATCCCATATGTTTATTAAATTGATTTAAAAAAATATTCATATAGTAATATATAATTACAATATGAATAATAATTTTTTATTAGATAGAGAATTTTTTAATATAAATACGAGATGTGATAAAGAAAAGAAAGAAGAAAAGAAAGAAGAAAATAAAAAATATAAAAAACAAGAGAATAATATACCATTTTTAGATCATGGAAGATTTAATGATTTATATAAGGATAATAAAGATAAAGAAGTAAAAAAGTATAATTTTAGTAAAGAAGAACAATATAGTAAAATAAATAATTATCAATTTAATGATTATCAAACACAATATAAAAATATGATAAATGTAGATAGAATTGGATTTAATAATAATAATAAAGAACAAAAATATTATAGTCCTTATGATAGAAATATACATATAGAAAAAAAAAATATAAATGGTTTAGACTTTATAGATAAAACAAAAAAAAATGATTATTATAAGAATATAAATTTAAAAAAATTTAATCCAGATATAAATTACAAAGATTTTATTTAAAACTACGACGTTTTTTTAAAAGTTCAATAAATATAATTCTATTAATATATGAATCAATATTATATTTTTTTTTTTTAGTTTTTTTTAGACGGAAACTATCAATATATTCTTTACTTTTAATTATATTAAAAAATTTTTTTTTAATAATATAAACATTATAATTTCTATTAGTTTTATTTAATACATAAGTATATTTATATTTTTCATCAATTGTAAAAATTTTTTTATTATACATCATAAAGTATTTATAATGTATAATAAATTTTAATTTATTTATTAATTACATTCATATTTTCATTTATAATAAATTGTGTATTTACGTTCATTGATTGTATTTCCATAAATAAAAGTTTAGTTGAATATGGTAAATTAATTTTTGAAAAATAACTTTTATTATCACATTTTCTACATTCATAAATATTTTTTTGTTCATTGTATATACTAATTATACCACATTTATTACAAATATAAACTTCAAAACTATCAGAACAATCAAATGTTTTTTCTTTTAAGAAATATGCAGCACCATGAGATAATATACAATCTGTTTCCATTTCACCAAGACGTAAACCACCATCTCTTGATCTACCTTCTGCTGGTTGTCTTGTTAAAATCTGATTTGGACCACGAGAACGAGCGTGAATTTTATCTTTAACCATATGTTTTAAACGTTGATAAAATGTAGGACCAATAAATATTTTTGATTTAATTTTTTCACCAGTTTCTCCATTATATAGAGTTTCATAACCTTTATTTTCAAAACCTAAATTATCTAATTCATTCATTAAATTATCTGTATTTACATTTTCAAATGGAGTACCATCAAAATATTTTCCTTTACATGAACCAATTTTTCCCATAATACATTCAATTAATTGTGCAATTGTCATACGACTTGGAATGCAATTATGTGATATAAAGGAATTTGCAATAAAACTATGATTATTAGATATTGTTGTAAAATCATAAACATATTCTTTTTCAATTTCTTCAATTGATTCAATAAATGTAGTATTTTTGCAAAATAATTTTTTAAAATGTTCATATGATATCTTAAAATTATTCATCCTACATTTTAAATATTCTATTGCAATACCACTTTCTCTTCTTTTATGATGACAATATGTATAATCTATATAATCTACATAATTATTAATATTTTGATAATCAGTCTTAAAATATAATTTTAAATCTATTTTTTCCAAAGTTTTAGTTTTATATTTTTGAATTGTTGTTTCAATATTAAACTCTTTAAATAATATTTGCATTTTTTGTAAATAATTAATATGACTTTCTAAAATATTTTTTTCACTATTACTTCTCATATTAGTTGGTTTTATTCTTATTTGTTGTTGAATTGTTTTAACATTAATACTTACTTTAGAACCATCACCTCCTTGATAACCAGATAAAAAGTTTCTTTTTATATTTTTTGATGAATTCATTATCCATTCTGGAAAATTACGTAAACTATTTGTTTTATTACCTAATTGTGCACCTAATAATACTAAAATATATCCAAGGCAAGATTCAACTTCAATATGATATACATTTTTTTCTCTTCTATATTTTGTTGTTCTAAAACCTAGATAATGAACATCTTTCATTAATTCATTACAATCTTCTATTTCACCTAAATTAAAAATAGTTCTATATGATTTTTCACTTCTTTTACAAATATGACCATCTGATTCTAATGAACCTAATAATTTAACTAATATTCTCAATTGAGTTTCATTAAGAATATTTGAAAAATTTATTTTATTTAATTTTTTTTCAAAATATGGTTCAAAATTTAATTTTAGAATGGTTTCATTTGTATCATTTAATGGTTTAATTGTATGTTTTATAAAAATTTTATCTTGATAAGGTATAATATCTTTTGTTTCTTTCCAAATATTTTCTTTACCATCAAATATTAAAAATTTATGGTCTTCGGTACATTTAACTTCTCTTCCACTTATTGTTTTTAATTTATACATTTTATTTTTAGGAAAAATTTTAAATCCATCTTTATACTTTGTTATTTCTTTTTCTAATGTTTTTGGATTTATTGTTTCAATTTCTAAATCTTGATTATAAATATCTTTAATATATTTTACTTCACCATTACTCATTTTAATTAATGTATCACCACTTAAACAATGTGGATTGATGATGACATCTGGGATTATTCCATCTTCTGTAAATGGCATATCTTCTTCGTCTAAAATTAAACCTATTGTTCCTTTTTGACCATGACGACTACTCATTTTATCAGCCATTTCCATAGAACGTGTTGATCTTACTTTAACATTTGCAATACGATAACCATCACTATTATATTCTAATTTAACTTTATCTACAATACCATCTTCATTATGTCTCAATTGAACACTTGTATCTTTATATTTTATATTTTTTTTTGTAGAAAATTGTTTATCGGTAATAGGTGTTATTTTTCCAATAATAATATCATTTCCTTTGACTTTACTTTCAGTTTTTATTAAACCATTTTTATCTAAGTTTTTATAACAACCTTTTCTAATTCCAATACATTTATCTCTATCGGGGATACAAAATTTTTCTTGTGCTAATGATGTCATATCTTTTTTTTCTTCTGATTTATATGTTCTGTAAAAAGTTACATTAAATAAACCTCTTTCAATTGCTCCTCTATTTACTATAACTGAATCTTCTTGATTATACCCCGTATGACAAGCAATAGCAATAACTAAATTATCACCTGCTGGTAGATCATTAAATCCAAGTAAATTACCAGATTGAGTATAAACAATTGGTCTTTGTGGGTAATGTAATATATAACTGAATGAATCCATTCTATTATTATAATTAGTTAAAGAGTAACCGATACTTTGTTTTCCCATTGCCGATTGATATGTATTTCTTGGAGATTGATTATGATCTGGGAACGGAATTAATGATGCACAAATACCTAAAATTAAACTTGGATGAATTTCACAATGTGTATATTTAACATAATCATTATTGAGATTAGTAATATTATCACAAAGCATGATATTATTTTGTTCTTCAATATCAATATATTCAATAATATTATTTAAAATTAAATCATCAAATGTAAAATTATTATTTTTAATTTTTTCTAATATTTCAGGAGTAATATTAATTTTATTATTCTCAACTACCAAAAAAGGTCTTAAAACTCTTCCTTCTTCAGTATTAATAATTAATTTATTTTCATTATAGTTAAAAATAATTGATGTAGTATATTCAATAATACCATCTTTTTTATATTGTTTAAGTTTATTATATAATTCTATACCATCATCAGTATAATAATATAATATATTATCAATTAAAATTTTAGTATATTTATTATCAATATTAGATAAATCATTGTATTTATTACATTTAAAATCATCTAAAATATAAAATAAGGAATCTTTATTGGAATTAACACTAATAATAGTACTTAATGATAAATTTTTTACTAATCCAATTTGAGCACCTTCTGGGGATTCTGCTGCACAAATATAACCGAATTGTGAATTATGTAATTTTCTTGGTAAAATCATTTTACCATTACTACCAACAGGAGCATTTAATCTTCTTAAATGAGATAATGTTGCACTATAAGTTAAACGATTAAACATTTGTGCAACACCAATTTTTTTATTATCGGAACCAACT